TATTTGTTGGTATACATACTAGAACTTTTAAATCTATGCTTCTAAGAAAAATTGATTTGTAATTTTCTTTTCTTATACTGTCATTGCTTAGTTTCAGTGTTAGACTGTAATAGCTTCAAAAAATGAATTAGGAAGTTTGTTTTCCCCTTCCCTTTCCTTGTCTTTTGAAACAGTTTGTAAAGAGAGATTATCTGCGACTGTTTGGTTAAATTCTTTTGTGGGCGGAAGACTTTGATTACTGAGTCAATTTCTTCAATGATTTTTTAAATGACCTTGGAACTATGACTGGGGATAGATGAGACATGAGAGATTTGCACACTTCATTTGGACTTAATTTAAATCTAGTTAGGAAGGGTGTTAAAAAAGA